GAGAAGTTAAACGAGCGTGTTAAGAATGGTACAATACAAGGATCAGGTGACAACCGATGAGTAAAAAGAAGACTGGTATGTCATGGTTCTGGAGATATATAAACTATCTTGCGACATGGCGAACCCACAGAATAGCAATTAAGCAGCTTAATCAACTAACAGATAAAGAGCTTGCAGATATTGGCATACCTAGATCAGATATTGACCGTATGGTATGGCTAAAAGAAGATAAGACTATGAGAGCGAGAGGGAAGCCTGATGACGAAGAATAATTACCTACCAACTGACTATCAGACTTTTATTGCTAAGTCTCGCTACGCTAAGTATATCGACGGTAAGGGCCGTGAGGATTGGGGTGATACAGTAGAACGCTACATGGATAATGTGGTACGCCCTAAAGCTGGTAACGATTCTTATGTGAACCAACTACGGGATGCCATCTTAAACCTAGAGGTTATGCCCTCTATGAGAGCTATGATGACTGCTGGTCCAGCACTGGCCCGTGACAATACTGCTGGGTACAACTGTAGCTATCTACCAGTAGATGATCCTAAAGCATTTGATGAAGCTATGTTCATCTTGTTGTGTGGTACAGGTGTGGGCTTCTCAGTAGAGCGACAGTTTATTCAGAAACTACCAGAGGTTCCTGAGCTATTTGAGAGCGACACAATAATTGTAGTTAAAGATAGTAAAGAGGGTTGGGCTAAAGCCTTTAGGCAAGTCCTTGCGCTTCTCTGGGCTGGTGAGATCCCTAAGTGGGATGTATCTCGTGTACGTCCTGCTGGAGCTAGACTTAAGACCTTTGGTGGTCGTGCTAGTGGACCTGCACCTTTAGTTGAGTTATTTAACTTTGCAGTTACTACATTCAAGGCTGCACAAGGACGTAGGTTATCCTCTATTGAGTGCCATGACCTTATGTGCTTTATCGGTCAGATTGTTGTAGTTGGTGGTGTTCGTCGTTCAGCTATGATTAGCTTGTCTAACCTATCTGATGATCGTATGCGTTACGCTAAGTCAGGACAATGGTTTGAAACTGCTGCTCATCGTGGGTTGGCTAACAACTCAGTAAGCTACACAGAAAAACCTGACATGCAAACATTTCTACGGGAATGGCAAGCCCTAGTGGAAAGTAAGTCAGGTGAACGTGGCGTCTTTAACCGTCAGGCTAGTAAGGTACAGGCAGCTAAGAATGGACGTAGAGACCCTAACTATGAGTTTGGCACTAACCCCTGTAGCGAAATTATCTTACGACCAAACCAGTTCTGTAACCTGACAGAGGTTGTAATAAGGGCTACAGACACTGTAGATGACTTAGAGCGTAAGGTACGCCTAGCTACAATATTAGGTACTATCCAATCTACTTATACCAAGTTTCCATACTTGCGTAAAATATGGCAGAAGAACACAGAAGAGGAGAGACTACTAGGGGTGTCTTTAACAGGCATTATGGATAATAGACTAACTACCAGTCAGAATGCTGGTCTTGAGAAAACATTAGAAAGGTTAAAAGGTGTTGCAATATCTACGAATGCTGAGTGGGCTGAACGCCTTAACATCCCTGTTGCTACTGCTATCAGTTGCGTTAAACCAAGTGGTACTGTCTCCCAACTTGTTGATTCTGCTAGTGGCATTCATGCTCGTCACAGCCCTTACTATGTTCGTACTGTGCGTGGAGATAACAAAGACCCGCTGACGAGGTTTATGATTGATCACGGAATACCTAATGAACCAGAGGAATATAACCCAGAGCAAACTACAGTCTTTAGCTTCCCTATCAAGTCACCAGAAGGAGCAGTCACTAGAAACGATATGACAGCCATAGAGCAGTTAGAGATGTGGTTGACGTATCAACGCTTCTGGTGTGAGCATAAGCCCTCAGTGACGATTTCAGTACGGGATGAGGAATGGTTAGAGGTGGGTGCATTTGTCTACAAACACTTTGATGAAATGTCAGGGGTGTCATTCTTACCTCACTCAGATCATAACTATGTACAACCACCTTATCAAGATTGTAGTAAAGAGGAGTATGAGGGATTATTAGCTACAATGCCAGAGTCTATTGACTGGTCTAAACTTTCAGAGTATGAGGATGAAGACAACACTGCTGGTAGTCAGACAATGGCTTGTAGTGGCGATACTTGTGAAATAGTAGACTTAACATAGGAGACTGTAATGGCTAAGTGGGACTTAAGTAAGATGGAATCTGATAGTGTAAATAGTCCACCACACTACGGACAAGGCACTATTGAGTGTATCAAATACATTGAGGACTTCTTAAGTAAGGATGAGTTTGTAGGATACCTACGAGGGAATATAGCTAAGTACCTTCATAGGTGGCGCTACAAGAATGGCTTAGAGGATCTTAAGAAGGCTGATTGGTATCTATCTAAACTCATACAGGTGGAGAGTAAGCAATGACACAATAGAAAAAGCCCCTGCGTCCAACTAAGGATACAGGGGCTTAAGTTTGTCTGGGGGATAGTCTTTTTGTTGTTATTATTTACCGAAGAATTTAGATACTGACCTAATTCCTATGGATGCTGATACGATCCCACCAAGGGAATACTGATACCATGTTGGCATAGTCTCAAGTGCTGCAAAACCAGCCTGGACTATAGCATTGCCCCAATCTCCACAAAACGCCAGTATCAGGGGAATACTGAAGAGTAGGGTTATCCACTCATCTTTCCAACTATTCTGTGTAGCCTGGATTGCAGCTAGATCCCAATCAATCTCACCTGTAAGCTGTTTCTTCTTAATCTCAGCCTCAGTTAGTTTGATCTGTGTCTTACTGTCGATTACACTTGTAGCTAAACCAGCTAGGCTACCTAATATTTGTCCTAATGCCATTATTTCTTCTCCGAATTAAGCCATACAGCTATCGTACCAGTCATAGCACCACTAACAACACTAATCATGGCACTCTGTTGGGTACTTAAATCATCCAAGCTCATACCCCACTCTATGACACGTATATACATGACAGTCATAACGAGCATCATAAGTCTGGGTAGGATCTTCCACTCTAGGAATCTTTCCATAGTCACAGTCATATTATACCTCTACGTCTAGTATCTTACCTACATCTATAGGTGCTACAATTCTACCATTAGGACTGTAGGCTAACTCAGCCATACTTCTCTGTCTGTTTAAGAGTTCTTCAGCTTTCTCTTGCCAATACTTATCTAGCCTTATGGTAACTTCACTACGAGTAGCGGGTTCTACAACTCTTGGCTTATCAGCATCAACCTTAGCTGGGGGAGTAGGTTGTGTAGCCACAGTTGTAGCTGTAAACTCAGGTATCTGATACATCTGGAATGGGAAAGTACCTTTAGCTTCTAATCCCATTATAACATCCCCTTTGATGACATTATTATAAGTACAGCTATACCAGTTATAATAGACAACACAGTTATTGTACCCCCGATAACAACTACCTTTTCTACAATCTCTTGCTTACGGAGTTTAGCAGCAGCTTCTTTCTCTTTACGTTCTCTACGTGTCCTAGCTCTGATTTCTTGTAGCTCACCCCAAGCGGAGTAACCTCTGGTAGCTATCACAATGGCTCTAAGTTCTTCTTCAGCATCCTTAGCCTTCTGTAGATTCACAAAGGTCTCCATACTGTTCTCATCATCACCTGAGAAAAGGCTATTCTTTTTCTTATTGTGTTTGTTCCTTAGCTCATCAACACCATCAAAGAACTCACCTATTTGTTTAGTAACTGAGACAAGCTCTTTACCCGCACTAACAGCAGTCTTGACCGCAGCCAAAGCTGTAAATGGATCTACCATAATGCACCCCTACAATGGAAATTAGTCTTAACTCCACTGACTTTCAAACTCATGGGCTGCATCAAAAGTATCAAAACTTACCTCCTCAAGTGAAGGTCTTGAAGAAGTACTCTTGTGAACAACCCGACAAAGAATAAACCATTTGTCACCAACTTGCATTGGGCCTTTGATTATTTCTACTAAGTGATAACTATTCATTAGCCATCTTTTCTACTGACTGTCGGATTGCTTTAATGTTTTCATCTATACGGGCCATAGATACTGCTTGTCTTTGTGTAGCATCTTCTACAATAGCTATTCTAGACTGTAGACGCATGATCTCTTCAGCATTACGTTCAATGTCTGCCATCATCATAGATACAGTCCACACAATAGCTCCTGCTTGAGCTATAAGACCAAAGACAAGGGTTATAGGGACACTCCTAGAGAGATGCCAGTTATCTTCATCCTTGGTCATGCTGGATAGACTTTACGATCAAGTTCAAAGTGAGGGGCATCATAGAAGCTCTTCCAGTCACCACCCCATACGATGGAAATGTCAAGCTCTTCTGCTGCATCCTTCATGGCTTCAGCCATAGTTTCAAACCTATCTAAGTCCTCCCAATCTACAGGCCAAGGAACCATGTCTACAGCATGTCCTGTGATGTGTCTTGAGTTAAGTGTAGTTGACTTACCCTCTTTGAGTAGCTGTCTTTGACGATCAATATGACGTATACCTTCGATAACTGTGAAGTCTACCTCAGTGATCTCTATTGCTCTCTTAACTACAGCTTGCATATCAGGGTGAACGCCTGACAAGTTCTGTAAGCTACGTGTTCCTAGTTTATATCCCATTGTCAGGCATCCTTGTTTGATTAAGCTGCTTCTTGTTGCTGTTGATTTGGCTCTGGATCAGGTTCTAATGATGATGCCAACATATTGATAAATGCTTCACGACCCACATTAAGCTGATCTAAGTTAAATCTTGCACTAGATAACTTACGGTCTAGATCTTGGATATGGTTAAGCATAGTTACTTGCTCTTCAGTCATATCCTCAATGTTGT